CTGCTTTCATATAATACCTCCTAAGCTTCAGCTACAGAATTAATAGCAATACCACATGCTTTATTCTTAATTAAGAATGTATCTGTGTAATATCTATTTTGATAAACATACTTATCAGCAGTTCTTGAATCAGTTCCAGGTGTAAATAACTTCATGTAAGCATACTTATCTCTTGATACAACACAAGATGGGTGTACTAATATAATGTTAATCTGTTTAGCAGCTGCAGTTGGAACACATCCAGTTGTAAAGTCATAAGCAGTTTTCATTCTAGCACTTGGAACTTTAACAATCTCAACTTCATCTAATGAATATACTCTTCTATCAACAGAACCATTATTAGCATTAACGTTTATGCTTCTATCAATGCCTTGTGCATTTTTAATTAACTTATTTATAGCTGGTGTAACATATAAAATTCTTCCTTCTGTAGGTACACCGTTATCGTCCATCTTCTCCATTTGAGTATCAAACCAATCTAAAATATTAGCAGTAGTTAATACAGTATTATCAATAACTGCTCCATTAGCTGCATAAGTTTTAGCTTCTGAATATAATTTTGAATACCTATAAGAGTCCTTTTCAGGAATAGCCTGTTCTGTTTCAAATACATTTTGAATATTTGCAACCTCTGTTACTAGATTAGTTTCATCAATATCCATTGGATCAATTGCAAATTCAATATCTCTATCATGAGTAAGTTTCTTTGGCTCCCATTCATTAGCTATTGTACCTGCATTGAATCCCATACCAGTTCTATTATGATCTTTATATCCACTTACTGTGATATTAGGTAATTTAATTGTTTGAGCATTAATAAACTTTACTCCAGGATTAGATTGAGTTAATGCATAAGAAGTTAACTCTCTTGAATATTTTTGTTGTAATTCTCTTTCAAATTGTTCAGCATAACTATATACTGCCATTTAAATCATCTCCATTTCTTATTTTTTATTTCCAAATATTTTTGCTAAGGTATCATCCGAAGCTTTCCCATTATCTGAAGAACCAGCGCCAATTTTAAAACCCTTTTGTTCTTCCTTTTGTTGCTCTGCTCCTTTAAAACTTGGATACTTTTCTAGTACCTTATCAATAGCCTGTTCAATGTTTATTTCATCTGTAACCATAGCTTTTGCTAGTACTACTACATCATCTACAGAAGTAGTTATAACTCCTTTAGATAAACAAGTAACCTTGGCTTCAAGTGCTGTAGCTTTTTCCTCTGCTGCTAATCTAGCTTTTTCAGCATTAGTCAAAGCTTCATTTTGCTTTTCTGCTTCAGTTTTTTGACTTTCCTTCCACTCGTTATAGGCCTTTAATTCTTCTTTAGGTAACTGATTTTTTCTTTCTCTAGCTACCCTTTCTTGAATTAACTTATCAACATCAGTTTGTGTAAAAGTCTTTTCTTCTTGAGTAGTTTCTTGTGTATCTGTTTTGCTTTCAGTAGTTTCTGCATTACCGGTATTTGCTCCACTACCTGCTCCATTATCAGCTTCCATAAGTCTACTCATTCTTAGATTTTTTAAAAACATAAATACCTCCATTTATAGCCTGTCGGCTGTTATTTCCATGCGCAGTTTAAAGCCTTAAGCAAGTTTTGGGCATAATAAAAAGCCTTAAAATAAATTAAGACTTTTTGACATAACTATTAACCATATAACAAATAAATATAAAAGAAATATTTTATATGCTATAAAGATTACTTGATCTACTTTCATCTATATTTCTCCTTATTTCTTAGTTTCCTAAGACTTTAATTCCATTCTGCTCTTACAATGCTCTCGGGTTCTTCTGGATCAATAACCACTTCTATTTTGTTAGCCCTACTAATATCTATACCATTTACTTTATATATACCTTCTTTAGTATTGATTTCAATTTCATTATCCATTAATTAACCTCCTTAATTTTAGGTATAAAAATAGCACCTACCTTTTAGCTAAGTAAGTGCTTAATTATTCTCTATTTGATAATATAATTCATCAATTAACTTTTGAACATCTTCCCAATTACTATTAGGATTGTAACCTTCGTCATAACCAATTTGCACTTGCTTATCTTGAAGGAAATCATATAAATCAATTTCTAAATCATCATCCATGTCATAGTGATAATCTTCATTGATTAAACTAGATACATTTAATATCTTATCTTTTAACTCTAAATCATCCACAAGATTTATTAAGTTATCATGTTGCTTTTTATTTAATATTATCATTTTCTTTCCTCCTTTTTAATCTTTCTGCAAGCTTTTTGCTTGTTGGATTGGTCTGAACCAAATTTCCAGTATCAGGGTTAATAGTTACTGTAGAGTATTCTCCAACAAATTTCTGACTCTTTCTTCCTAAGTCATCTATTTTTATTTCCTTAATTTCTAAAGGCTTACTTAAAGCATTAGCAACACTATCTACTGGTACACTCTTACGCTTAACTCCATCACCGATAAATCTTTCAATCATATGCTTACTTACTTCTTGAATTTTAATTCCGTTTGGTGTAACTATTCCTACGATTTTATTATTTGTCTCTGTTGCAATAGCATTCCATTGCTTAAGTGTTGTATCTAATGGTATCTTTTTACTTTCTTTAGAGCTTATGAAGTCTTTCATAGACTTATACTCTTTAATATTATTATACTTCAAATTTTGGAAATCTTCCAATGTTTTTGGAGCATCTTCTCCTAAAATCTCCTTAAATTTTTTAAGTTGTTTTAAATCCTTCTTATAATTTAATTGCTTAATACTCCTAAAGTCTATCTTTTCCCTTCCAGCATTTCTTCTAAGCTCTGGATGTTCTTTTAATATATCTCTAATAAGCTTTTGATGTAACCTTACTTTTTTATCTGCTTCATCTCTATTAGTCTCATTACATGCACCTTCTCTAATTCTTTTCTGTTTTCTTATTACTCTTTCATGAGCTCTTTGCTTTTGCTCTGCTTCATAAGTCTTAATAGCTTTCTTTTCATCTGGTACAGTAGGTATCTTTGTAATACCTTCAAAAAAAGTTGTTACTGAATGCCGGCAATTGGGATGAAAAAAGTTATTTTTAATAGCTTCACTTAACAACTTATACTTCTTACTATATTCTTCTATATATTCTTTGCTTGGATGACTGAATACATCATCAATTAGTATTTGTCCTTGCCATGGTGCACACATCTTACAAGTATTTGCATGAGCAGTAACAACAACTAAATGTATTCCAAACTCATCCCTTTTCTTACCTTCTCCTAAAAACGTTGCTCTTTGACTCGCTGTTCTTAAACACATTTCAGCATATGAAGCTATATTTACTCTCTTACCATCTTTATAGATAATAGAATTGATACCTTTGTCCAAGAAATCCTTAGTAGCCATATCTACAGCCTGATTAAGTGTTAATACACCATTTTGCAAATACATGTGAGTTTTAAATATCGTTTGTCTGTATATATCGTCAAGTAACCTTTGAATTGATGTACTCGCTTTATTTAAATCATTAGTAACACTTTCTATTAATGCATTTAGTTTCTTTTCATTTACACCAAAGAAACTTTCTTCTGGATCTGCTTTAGGTAATTCTTCATTAGTTCTTGGTGTCTTTGGTAACTCAACCTTTTTATCTACTACTTTATTAGGTGCAATATCTTTCATGCCTTGTTGCTCTGTTACTGTTTCTTGTATTTCTTTTGCCTTCTTAGCTTCTTCTGATATAGTATCTTCAGGAATAATGGCTTTCCCTTTTAGTTCTGCTTTATTTTTAGCATTTTCATAAGCTTCAATAACTCTTTCTTCGCCTTTTGAGTAGCTTTCCTCTAAAGTCTTTTGTACTAAATCTTCTACAGGCTTTTTTCTACTACCTATTAGCTTTTTATTTAGTTTTCTCCATTTCTCCATGGCTCTTAATTTTGCTAATTGCCATTGTTCAAACTGAAATCCCTCTTTTTGTTCCTCTCTCTTATGAAAGAAAAAAGCTTGTTTAAGTTTCTTAATTAAGTCCAGTTCCATCTGTTCGAATATCAGTCTTAAGTCATAAGCTTTGTCATCCTTATTCTTCTTGTCCATCTACAACCACATCCTTTGGATTATCTTCATCCTCTAGATCAATCTCATCTACTGTCTTAGGTTCTTCTGCTTCAAGCATTCCATTCTGTTCTTTAATCCTTTGTATTTCTTCTTGTTTTTCTTCATCAGACATTGTATCTCCATATAATTCCTCAACTATTCTTTCAATACTCATTATTCCATATGATTTAGCCTTTCCTATTGTTTCAACTACTGCTTCAAAGCTAGGGCTTGCATATTCACCAAATTTTATAGTAATCTCATTATCTTCTACAGCTTCTTCGTTCCATGTTTTGTTAGCTTTAAGTATTGTATCAACTAGAACTGGAATTACTTCTCCTAATGCTTCGATAATACTATCCCTTGAATATAGAGTTGTCTTTTCTTTTTCCCTTTGCGCTTCAGCATTATCTAATTTTTTATTATCTATTCCTAATGTACTTGGACTTATTAATCCCTGTAGACATAAATCTAAAGCTGTAACATAAGTCTGTAAATAGTTATCTGTCGGTATTGTAGGTTGTTCTGTATCTATTTGAGGATTAGCATTTTCACCTGCAAAGCTATCAGTTTGTATATATCTATTATCAAAATAACTAGGCTTTAATAACTCTCCTGTATCTGGATTTCTAGGTATTAAGCTTTCAGGAATATACGTCTTAGCTCTACCTGCTCTTAATGCATCAATCCATTGGCTCCATGCTTCATCTAAACTATCAAAGTTATCTGTTTTACTATCGAATACGCTTTGCCCTCTACCTTCCCATTTATCTGATTCATATATCATATATGGAATAGCCATGCAAAAAGATTTATCAAAATTAACATTATCTAAACCTTCTGTTTCAGGTATTGAATGTAATTCTACTTCTTTTTCACCTTTGAATAGCCTATAAGTTATATATCCATAACCATATGTTTCATGAAGCAAATATTCTTTCTTATTTGATATATATTCAGTATAAAAGATTACTTCTCTCACTCTTCCTCTCTCATATGTTATGTCTATTTTATCTCCTGGATAAAATTCTATTATTGGAAGTTTGCTTATAGATTCATCAAAACTTATCTTAAAAGCACCATCACCAACTACTAATACATCCTTTGTAGCCTTCTTTAATAACTTTTTAAATTTATTATCCTTTGATATTTCTTCCCACACAGTATTAATACTTTGATCCTCTAAATCAATTGAATTTAGATCATTATGAACTATATTGGTAAGAGTATTTACAATGAGTTTAGGAAGTCCTGTATGTATTTTTCTTATTTCCATACCCTTAGTAGGTACACTACCCCAAAAGTTATAATTACTATTTTGTATTTGCTTGTAGAGTTGGTTTATCTCATAGCTATCACCCCTAAACCATATTCTATTTTTAGCTGCATTAGCTTCATAGTTTAAACTTTCTTGAATATAAAATGTATTGTTTTGAGCTTCTTCTAATTTTAAAAAGTTTCTCATTGCATTTCTCACCTTCTCTACTATTTTCATTTATTTTCAACTCCTATCTTATTCTTATAAGGCAACCAACCATATTGACATGAGTTAATCATATGGTCATTCTTATCTTCTGGTTCATTGTCTTTATCTTCAAGCCAACTGTACACTTCTAATTCACCTATATATGCTAAGCAATGCTCTAAAATAAAATAACATGGAACTATACCTTCTTTATCATCATGATTCATCCAACCATTTTGTAGTATTATTCTATCTACTATGGTTGTCTTCTTCCATGCTGGAATAAAGTTATATATAAGTCCATGTTTTCTCTTATACTTATTAAGTTCAGTTATTGTTGCACTATCAGCACTATCAATAAACACATCTTTAGCAAGTCCCCATTCTTGTCTATTCCTTTCTAGGAAATCATAATAGTTCTTTGCTGTATCAGATGGAGCTATTGGTGTAACTAAATCTTTATTGTTATAAGTCTTTTCATCAAGCAAATAGTAATTGCCCTTGTTAGTTATACCTGAAAAACTCATTGCTATTGTATCTTCTGAATTACTAGAATAAGATGTATCAAGTCCACTTGTAAATATTACAAAGTATTCCTGCTTTCTTTCTCCATTTACAATAGTATTCATTGCATTTTTCTTAATGAGTTCTTTTGCTTTAGCTTTACTAACTAAGTGTTTTGCCCTATCAAATACAGGGAATATTAATCCTGTTGCTCTACCTCTTAGCCCTAATATTTTATTCTTATAAAGCTTAGTCCCTTTAGGCGCTGATAGTTTCTTTTTCTGAATATCTTCTTCTGATAAACTTGCATTATCATAGAATGAAAAAAACCAGTAAGTCCAATTAGGTTTCTCCTCACAATTAAGAAGGTCCTTCATTATCTCTTCTGGTACATCATTTTTATATTTTTCTAATGGTCTGCAACAATTAATAAATTCATTGTATATATCTAAATTAGGATCATCTGGATTAAGTGTCATCATAAGATAATCATTTCTAGTACATATCTCTCTTACAAACTCTATACTAGCTGTGTTAACCTCATCAATTAGTACACATCCAAACTGTGAGCCTAAAGCCATTTTCCATTTATCTTTATTGTCATAACCTAAGATATAAATAATCTTATCTCCTGAAGGAGTTTTATATCTAATATGTGGTATCTTATCATCTTTATCACCATTACCATTGTATTGTACTAAATCCCCAAATACATCAATGATGCCATACTCTTTATTGATTATATTCTTTTCAGCTACTCCAGTAGTTTTAGCGGCTATAACATGTTGTTTCTTATTTGACTGTGCTACTTTTAACATAAATTTAGTAATACCTACTGTTGTTTTACCGGCTG